TGCCATGGGGGCATCCGTGACAGGTGGTGATGTGGCCAACGCAGCCAAAAACGCCGTGAAGGGTACTCTAAATCAATTGTTTGGTGGTGATCTTGGTTCTACCGCAGCATCCCTTGCAACACAGAGGTTGGCCCAAAAGTTTAGTCTGTCTGATGTAGCTGGAGGAGTTGCAGCTGCTACTGGTGTCGCGGTCAACCCCAATAAAAGAAATATTCTAAATGGTGTTGCCCTAAGGACCTTTAGATTTACATTTAAGTTAATTGCTAGATCCGAAAGAGAATCTACTGAAATAAAAAAAATAATCTATATGTTCCGTAATCGTATGTATCCTCGTCTTACGGATGATAGTAAGATCATAACACCTGAAGTAGGAGGATTGACATCTACGGCTAATGACATATTAAATTTTGAGGGTATGTCGGCGGGTTTGAATTATCCTGCTAAATGGGATATTGAAATGTCTTACTACACTCAAGCTGATATTACGGGTCGGCATGAAAAATGGGTACGCGTTGGTACCGAAATACTACCCTGCTTCCTTGAATCATTTGAGGCTGTCTATAACCCCAATTCCATGTCATTCCATTCTGATGGTTCACCCTCTGAGGTTGATATTTCTCTTAACTATGTAGAAGAAAGAGCCCTGAACGCAAATGATATTGAAGTCCCTCCAGGTTATAATACAGGTCATGGATTAATGGATATCGGAAGATTTCGTGATGAGTATCAAAACCTAAGTCAAGAAGACAGATTTAAAGGACCAAGTTAATGACAATGTTTTCCAATTTTCCAATTGTGGATTATAATTTTGGTGGTCTTAACGACGCTGCTTTGTTTGATAACATTTCAACCCAAGTTGATTTAGTAGACAGATTTAAGGACAATCTAAATCTTTATACTGAATACTTTATTAAGGATGGAGAAAGACCCGATATATTATCCTATAATTTTTATGGTACGGTCGACTATTATTATCTTTTCTATCTCCTTAATGAAAAACTTAGAGTAAAGGGATGGCCCCTTGATGAGTCCGAAATAGTTGCTGAGTCTTCTGTTTACTATCCACACAAGGCAATCCAGACTGCAGACCCCATAAGTATTGGATTTTATAAGGGTGATCTCGTAGCTACTAGTGATTATGCCGCGGTTGAATATCCAACCTTTAAGGGTAAAATAATTGAAAAGAATCTTATGCTGGGACAATTAATAATTGAACCCGTTACTGAAATAAGAGATATTCAAATTACTAATCCTGGATCTGGTTATACTACACCTCCTCTGGTAACTATATCGGGAGGCAATGGATCGGGTGCTACAGCCATTGCAACCATTAATGCTGGATCGGTCTCTGCCATATCAATCCAAAATAGAGGTACAGGATATACCACTGTACCCACTATTACTCTGACGGCCCCTTCTTCGGGTGCCAATACTGCTACGGCAGATGCCATTATATCATCTGTAACCATAAACGAGGGTGATAGAATTTATAGTGATCCAGGTGAAGACATAATAGAAAACTGGAATCAGGTACCCGTCACAATTCCCAATGCCAGGGTTGATGGTCTAAAGAATCAAACACTTGGTATTCATCATTATGAAAATGCAGTTGGCGAAAGAATTGATCTTGATGTATTATCTAATGGAGGTGTAAACATAGATCAATTCGTTGGCGATCAGACTGGTTCGGGTGGTATAACCTATCTTCAGCAACTGAGGCGTGAAAATGATTCTCTTAGACAGATAAAGGTATTTGAACCTAAGGTTGCACGTCAAATCCACATCGAATATAATAGATTATTAAGAAGCTAGTATGTCATTTATTACACCAGACGCCTTTGAATTACTCAATGTATGGTTTTATACTAACCGTCTATTCATTAGTAATGAAAAAAATTCACAAAATAAAATCGACATTTCAAATTCCTTGGCTGAAATTTCTATCTATGAAAATATAGGCATTCCTTATCTTACGGCCAATATGACATATGTCGACGATCTAAATTTATTTGAAATGCCAGGTGTCATTGGTACCGAGAGAATTGAATTAAATGTAGCCACGCCCATTACTTCTTCATCATCAGAACAATACATTACGACAAAACGTTTTGTGATATCGGGAATAAACGCATCCCAGAAATCTAATGAATCGGTGAGCGTCTATAATATAAGTCTCATTGAAGACCATGGTTACTTTAACTTTGTCCAAAAAATAAGTAGGTCATATTATGGTAAGGGTGAAGACATAATAAAGAAAATCCTATCGGATACCCTCTCCAAGGAACTTGAATTGGGTTTAAATGACTTTAAACCATTTAAGGAGTCGGTTCAGGATCCAATGAGATATAATATACCCTATATCAGACCACTTGATGCGGCCAAGGTAATTTTATCTAATATGACGACCCCACATGGTATGCCCTATTTCCTTTACTCAACTATACATTCCGACAGACTCATACTTACGGATTTAGAAACTATATTAGAGAACAAACCCTTCAATAAAGATAAAGTAGCAACATTTAGTCCCGCATCCTCTTATACTGGTGGAAATATTCTGGATCAAATGTTTAATATTTCAAAATATGCAATCAGTTCTTCACCCAATGAAGAAACCCTAAAGTTGGCCGATAAAGGAGGTTTGGGTTTTAAATATGAAAACATAAATGGTTCTTCGGGTTCCTATTATAATCAATCTCTAAACTATAAAAACTTTATATTACCTTGGCTGCAGAACATAGATGAAGCGACCGGTAATAATGCTCTGGGCCTATTGGTTGATGATGATTTGTTTGATCCCGATCCAGCCAATCAATTTGATCAGGACAATGATACCCCAAGATTGGGAGAATATAACTCATCTGTGTTTAGTAATATATCAGCCGATAATTTTTTACCCAATAAAGAAATCGGTATAAGTGGAAACAAAACGTTTCTTAATGATGTGGTTAGGGATGCCACTATGTTCTATCTCACAAAGAATGTATATGATATAGAAATGTCGGGATTGGCCTTTCTATTTAAAGATGTCTATAGATGTGTCGGAGGTCAAATTAACATAAGTGTAAATGAAGATAATGGATTGTCATCCTCTTATAATAAATCATCCAGGTCAGAAAAAAAATCGGGTAATTATGTAATTCTAACAAAGCATCATTTATTTACTCCTCATAATAATAAACATAGAGTCAGTATGCAGGTGTCAAGGATTACTAATAGGGTTTCTCGAGATGGGGTTAGAATGGTGGAAATGTTACCATCTGCCCAGGGCAGCGGACCTAGGTAGGAGCTAATATGTATTACGGTGATAATGTACGTTGGTTTGTAGGAACCGCAATCGAAATAAATAAAAGTTTTCCTGGTAAGATAAAGATCAGGATACATGGTATTCATGGCCCTGAAATTGACAATTCAAATTTACCATGGGCCGATATAATGCTTCCAACCACCGAAGCCGGTACATCTGGTATCGGAAGAATCCCCCAACTACATCCTCCTGCAAAGGTATATGGGTTTTTTCTGGATGGTAAGACCTCACAGTCGCCCATAGTCTTGGGATCAATGTTACATGAAGGAAGAGAGTCTGCCGTACAGGCATCTATACGTACTTCCATAAATCAATCGCTATCATCTGACAGAGATCAGCCTATTGTAGATCCAAATAATCTTTTGTTGCATGATGGATATATTATTCCAATATCATTAATTAGTTCATATAATGCAATTGATCGTTTGGTTGGAGGTTATGGTTCTAATAATATGATAAAAAAATCAAATATTATAATGGCCCTATTAGTACAAAATGGTTATAATGCTAGGCAAGCTGCAGGTATAGTCGGAAACCTAGCAAAAGAAAGTTTTAATTCAAAAGATAATATTTACTTTGATCCTAGGGTTATTGGTGATGGAGGTATGTCCTATGGATTGGCTCAGTGGAATAATTCGGCTAATGCTGGTTATAGATGGGATAAACTTAAAAGATATTCTAGCCTCAGGGGCCTGCCTGAGTCCGACTTTTTTGGACAGCTGACCTACCTTTTAAATACTCTAAATGGATCATTGGGTGGATCCGAAACAGATGCTTCTGCCTACTCAAGAGTCCATCGTAATATAATGAATTCAACCTCATACAAAGGTGCTAAAATAAATAACTCAACCTGGTATTTTTTGGATGAGTATGAAAACCCGGCCAATAAAAATACAGAATACACAGAGCGTGCTCGATACGCTCAAGATGCCTTTCTTTGGTATGAAACTTTTATAAGGGGTTAATGAGATGTCACTACCAGCAATTTCAGATGATTTAGATCAGTTGCAGGGTTATATCAACTCTACGGTCAATAAATTTAGTCATACCCTTAATAATGATATTGATACTTCCATAACTCAAAACCAATTAAATGATGTTTCAAAATTAGGTATAACACTTGGTGACATTGGTGGTATAATATCCCTAAACTCATCTTCTGATATGGTATCAAACCAGCCAGGGTCCATACCAATCCAAGCGGTGGGTCACATTCCCTTGGCAAAGCTTACCGAGAACATGACGGGCCTAGAAGCAGACCTAGTGCAGGATGTGCCATCGGCAGTAAAGACTCTTAATACGGCCATCACTAATTCTACTCTTGCGGCACCCGCTAATTTAAATGAAATCCTATCATTAGGAACTGCAGAAGCAATATCGGCATCAATTAAAAAGGTGCTGCCTAATTCTACCAAGGAACAGATTACTACAGTGGTTAAGAGTAGTGTAGTGCAAGCAGATGCTGCTGTCCTTGACCTTAATAATCCTGCTGGTGGTTCTTTTGAATCAGCCAAAGAGGACCTAGATATTATTATACAATCATTTAGTAATTCTATTGATAATATAATAAGTACGGTTACGGGCACCTCTAAATTTAAACCTGGGCTAGCGGGGCTTCTAAATAGTGTGTCAAAAGATATACTTAATTTTGCGGTCTATGTAAATAATGATTTTGATGTTGGATTTGGTACTTTAATAGAAAATGCCATTGAAAATACATTTCATCCGGCTGAAAATATATTAAAGAGTGTTGCCTTTAAGGGAGGTATTCAACAGCAGATAACCCCCGAAGATTTAGATACTATTTTTAATCTGATTAAGAAACAAAATATTGTTGGAGCATCAACGGTTCTAAAGAAATATAGTGACCTGCCAGAAGAACAATTGGTAGAGGCTCTGGAGACGATTGATAATAGACTGTCTACCTTTACAGCCAATAAATCTAAAGACTCAAAAAACATATCCTTTATTAATAGAAATATTAAGGATATAAAGGCCGATTGGAATTTGGGGTTTCCAGAGGATCCTGCCGCCTACTTTAAGACCTACTCTATTTTTTCAGTCGAAGAATTAGATGCAGAACTTGCCACCATAAAAAGACCCTTCACGGAATTAATTTTGGGGTTTACGGGTTCGGCATCAGATCAACCCATTGATATGTACTCTTATCATAGACGCTATTCAGAAAAGTATAGAACATCAAATGGATTTACTTGGCATTATTATTTAAGCAGATCAGGTCTTATATCTCGTGTCAGGCCAATTGAGTCAGAGATTGGAAATCAATATCTACCAGCCGAAAAGAATCATTCAGCCCGATCTATTTTTATGATGATAGATGGGGGTACAAATACCCCTTGGTACAATGGATATGACTATAAGAAACATGCCGTGAAGGATTCCGGTATCAATGCTGAACAATATTACGCTATTAATAAATTTTTATCTAAGCTATATTATTATCATTCTGGTACTCAGGTATTTGGTTGGCATGAAATCAACAAATTAAAATTTCCCTACATGGATGTAAGGAATTTTATTAAATCAAAATTTAATAAAATTAATATATTTGATCCCATGGAAAGGGGTTCTCTAACCCTTGAGGAATTGCGAAGAGGTAAACTATAATGGTAGATGTAACTGAACTAGATGATTTGTCGGGAGAAAAATCTTTAAATAATTTACATGAAGATATATCCGGAAAATATCCAAAACCTGATTATGTAGGAACCCCTAGCTATGCTAAGGAGGCTCTTGGCAATTCTAGGACAGAACTTTATTTTAATTATGCAATTGATGGTCTGCCCATTGATGGATTAGATAATGTCAAATCTGAGTATCCCCTAAACCAGGTCCAGAAAACATTCTCGGGACATAGTTTTGAAATGGATGATACTCCGGGTGCCGAAAGAATAATTATTAAACACAACACAGGCGCAGGTATAGAATTGGCTAAGGATGGTTCCATGACCATCTCCACACTCAAGAACTCAATACAAGTATCTGGTGGTGATCAGTTTGTAACAATTGCGGGTGACGGCACAATTAATTATGGTGGAAACCTTGACCTTAATGTCGTGGGCGATTTTAATATAAATTGTATGAACTTCAATCTAAAGACCCGCGGTAATAAAACCGAGACCATTAATGGATTTGGTAAAACTAAAAGTATGGGTCAAGAGAATATAATTAATGGTCCAAAGATGGATATCATATCTTCTCAGGTAACCGAAGTAATGCTTGCCAATAAAGATTGTTATGTAAAGGGTGTGTCTACACAAATATCTGGAGATGACACAAAAATACTATCTGGTAAAAATCTTTATATGACAACCGATGGCATAATGGCCACCTCAGCTAATGATATGAATCTATCGGCCAGTAGTATGACTATGCAGGGAACATCTGGTATCATAGGCGGTCCAGGTATGGCATTTGTGGGAACAGGCGCAGATTTTACGGAAGGTGTGTCAAGCCCTACCTTTCATGGTGATTTAGATGGTAATGCCTCGAATACGTATGCTCAGGCCTATGCTTCGACTGATACAGCTGGAGGCGGGTCTATTACGAATACGGCCACTCCTACTATTGATAAGCCGACCGCGGAATCACTTGTCAATTATCTTACTAGGGAAGCGGGTGGTATCAGAAAGGTACAGATAGATGAAGATTTTTATATTAAGAACAAAATAGATCCATCATTTGAAACGGGTAATGTATTTACTAATACAGATGAAGTTACACCTGATCTTATACGTTCTAAATTAAGAAATAAAAATAATTTAACAAATCAAAAATTTATTGAATATGTCCTAAAGACACAATATGTAAATAAAGAATATTTTGAAAACAAGACACCAGCTGGATATGGTAGATCAATCAAGAAAGAAAATCTACCAGTTGTTGGTACTACTTCATTCGGTGCAGCATCTACAACCAATGTCAATAACTTTGATGAAAAACACCCAACCAAAAATATTACGATTGATCCAAAATATAATGCCTATAACCTTAAAGAGATTACTTCTAAGACGAAACTATCAGATACTATATCTTTATCAAGATTCTTAGGCACCCATGATCCAACCAATATTGATTTTATAAGAGACATATCAGTAAAGCAAGAGATAGTAAAGTATCTTTCTCTGCATGCTCAATTCATCGAAGCTGTCAATAATGATGACACCACACTAAAAAGTATGATAGTAAAGCCAGTAGAGTCAATCTATAGACCAGGTGAATTTGAAATAATTGAAAAGGATTCAGAGACCGACCTAAAAATTAAGGGTAGGTTGGTTGTGTATGATGTAATAGATAAAAACACTGGTAGGTCTAGCCCAGAACATGTATTTGATTTAGCGGCATTTGCAAAGGATCGTTTTCCATTTGAAAAGATTTCTCTGCAGTATGATACTCTTAAAATTGATACAGATGACGAACAATATAATGCCCGCCTATTAATTACACTACCTGAATTAGATGATAACTATAATGGAGACTATAAACAGGAACTAGAGACTCAATTTAATAATCAGATTACGTCAGATAATGAATTAATTGAACATGTCCCTCATCCTCCACAAACAATTCCATTGGCCGCCGATTTTGAAAATCTTCCGGCCATATTCAGTTATAAAGATTCTATTAAAAAACATGGTTCCATAATTAATAGAAAAACCATTAGTGATGGTTGGGTCCTAAGATATCTGGCCGATGATGCTGAGATTGTGGTTCTCAAAATACTGCAGAATGAATTTGAGAGAATGATGTCTATCTTTGGTGCACAGGTCTATACTACACCTCAGGGTATTTTTCCTGCGGAAAGAGGATCGCGATCAACCACAACCCAGCATTTAAAGGGTAAGGCGTTTGATATCTACACTAACATCTATAATGATGAACAAAAATTAAAGTTATTAAATGCTGCATTACAGTCTGGGTTCCAGGGATTTGGTTTCTATGACGATTTTATTCATATAGACATGAGATCACCATCTGACTTTGTGGGGCCTACGGGTACATGGTCACAGGTGGCTACATGGGCCGGTAAGAGCCATAGTAAATATTGGGTAGATCACATTCAAAAAAACCGAAGACCCAATCCATATAACGTATTAAACCCACATAAATAAGTCAAAGGGGATTTAAATGGTTACTAAAGTATTATCAGTTCAAGACGGTGATCTAGCTAAAGGTTCTATACGCAGCTCTAGATCCGTACCCTTTAAAGATATTGATCTTGCGTTTACAGCAAAAGATAATGGAGAGATACGAATAAAGACAGATGCAGCTGCCGTAAAGCAAGCCGTAAAGAATCTTATACTTACTAATCATTTTGAGAAACCATTTGCGCCAAGATATGGTGGTAACATAGTATCAATGTTATTTGATTTGCATACTTCGGATGATGTGCAGTGGTTAAGAAAAAACATAGCCGAGAATATTGAAACCCTAGAACCCAGAGCATCTGTTATAGATATATCTACAAGAGACGACCCTGACTACAATTCTTTATATGTCACTATTACTTTTAGAGTAGCCAATAGTAGGCAGGTGGCAACCGTAACAACAGCATTATCAAGGTTGAGATAGATGTCAAATATACCCACAACGATTAAATCATCATCATTAGATTTTAATTCTCTGAAGAGTAATCTAAAGACATATCTACAAAATACTCAAGAATTTACTGACTATGATTTTGAGGCATCGGGGCTTTCGAATATATTAGATGTATTGGCCCATAATACTCATATTAACGGATTGATAGCCAATTTTGCACTCAATGAGTCCTACCTTGGTACGGCACAACTAAGAAGTTCTGCTATATCCTTATCTGAAGGTATTGGTTATGTTCCAGACTCAGCAACCGCATCGTTGGCCAAGATCAGAATATATTACAATACATCTACGACTCCAAGAGAGTCTCCCGTGACATTACCCGCCTACACTAAATTTACATCTACTGTTGAAGACAACTCCTATTCATTTATGACGATTGAGCCGTTTGTAGCTACAGATGATGGTAATGGGTTTTATGAATTTAAGACAAGTTTGGGTGTAAATGAAATATCAATATATGAAGGTACTCTAAAGACCAAGACCTTTTTGGTGGGAGAGTATCAAGACAACCCTGTCTATGTTATTCCCGATACCGGTCTATTTGCTGATTCCGTGACAGTGCGGGTTTATAGTGATGCAACATCATCAGAATTTACAGATTATACAAATATTCTAAATACGACCTCTATTAATGCTAGTTCAAAAATTTATATACTTCGAGAATCTCCCAACGGATTCTTTGAGCTGTCTTTTGGAGATGGTAATACATTTGGTATATCACCACCATCTGGAGCAAAGATAGAAGTTATTTACTTATCGACTTCAGGCCCAGCTGCTAACGGTGCCAATAGATTTACACCCGGCCAACAATTTACTACAGGCGGTGATAATTCAATCACAGTAGATTTGATTACATCTACTCTGCAGAGAAGTGTAGGAGGTAAGGATAAAGAATCCATTGATTCAATACGTAAGAATGCTCCCTTCTCATATGCATCTCAAAACCGTATGGTAACCGCAGCAGACTACTCAGCCTTAATTCTCAAGAACTATTCATCTCTTATTAAGGATATTATTTCATGGGGTGGAGAAGATGCGGCAGAACCTGAATATGGAGCTGTCTTTACTTCGATTCTATTTGAAGATGGTATAGGAGCAGCAACAGTATCTTCCGTGAAACAGGGTATTACAAATCTAGCGGAACAGTTGGCCGTTGCTTCATTTAATCTCAGATTTGCTGATCCAATTACAACTTTTATTGAGGTCGATACCTACTTCCAATTTAATCCCACTAAAACCGATAAGACGGCTAACACCATTAGAGATGAAGTAAATACTGCCATAACTAATTATTTTAGCGAGACTACGGGTGTCTTTAATAGTTCATTCCGTCGATCAAATATGCTTTCGATTGTTGATGATGTAAATACAGCCGTATTATCATCGCGCGCTGATGTAAGAATGCAGAGAAGGTTTACTCCCACTAATCCCCAATTAATTACTGTAATTAATACTATTACTGATACAGGTAATTTGTCGGGCGCTGAACTTGATTATGTTATTAATCTAATTAATTCCAGAAATTATAATGGCGCAGCTAATTTCCTTCTTAGCTTTTCTTCACAGAATTATACATCCATTAGAACTACCCTTGCTTCTACGTCAATATCAAATATACAACAAATTGATTTTCCCACACCGTTGGCCGCTGCTGATAATGATCAATATACTATTACTTCTAATACTTTTGTCTATAGAGGTAAAAATTGTCAGTTGAGAAATCGTCTCAATAGTAATATAATTAACATTATTGATGCAGGTTCTGGATTAAATGTTGAAGAAGGTATAGGGACCTGGCAAGACAATAGGGTGACTATTAATTATTTTAATCCTTCTACAGTGTCCGGTACCGATACGCAGATAGCACTATCGGCCGTACCTGCTAATACATCTGCCATTACACCAACCCGAAATGATCTATTGGTATATGATCAAAATAGATCTTCTGTAAATGCCGTCCTAGTAACAGCTGAAAACTAATGTCAAAATCTTACGATAAATCAATACAAGATAACAATAGAAATGAAATCAACCTACATAGGTCTGATGTCAAGAAGTTGTTGCCATCATACTTTCAGGAAGATTTTCCAAAACTTATTAGGTTGCTTGAATCCTATTATGAATGGTCCAAGGAGCAGGGATTTGATGATCAGATCCATAGGCTATATGAAAAGAGAGATATAACCGTTGTTTCAGATTCTCTTCTTGAATTCCTAGAAGATGAACTATTATTGGGCAATGCATACTTTGGTGGATTCTTAAATAAACGAGAAGCCATAAAATTTAGTAACCTGTTGTATAGATCAAAGGGTACAAAGTATTCTATTGAACAATTCTTTAGGGGCTTTTTTGGGGTAGATCCAGTTGTCATATATCCCAAGGAAAATATATTTAAGGTTGGTCCAGAAATAGATTATGATCTTAATGCTACAAATAATTCAGGCGAGCAGGTTAAAAAAGATGCATCTAAATTGGGACCCGAATCATTTAAATTTATAACAGATGATAAATTATATCAAACACTTGCTATTCTTATTAGAGTAAGTATACCTATTGATAAGTGGATCGATACCTACAAACTATTTGCACATCCAGCTGGATTCTATATTGGTTCGGAAGTTCTTATTGAGGTCTATAATGAAAACTGGGATTATGATGGTGATACAAATGTTGGGCTATTTGCACCATTTACAGAAGAAGAGGGTATCGGATATAACATGATCTTTGGCCCTGGTAGTGTTCTTACATCAACTACTTCTTCTACGGGCCTTGCTACAATTCAACCGGATGCTTATGCAAGTACAACAGTAATCGAGAGTGACGATGGGCCAGCGTAGATTAAACACATATCAAAGACAGCAATCCTATAGAAATTATACTATTGCAGAACTAGAGGGGTATACTCTTAATGAGGCCCTGACACCGTCAGGTGTTACCTTTGATGATGAGGATACTGGTAACGACACTGGGTTCAGTGATGGCGTGACAATGGATGAGGATATTGTTGGTAATTTTTTAACGGATGTATCACTAGAAATTCTTAACCTGTCGGTATCATTACCTCTAAACAATCCCGACAGGTTCGGGTTTTTGGAAAAATACGTTGATAATTATAAGATAGCTGATGTAGACAATAATGGTTCGGTTGGTGCTTTTGATGCGTTGTTAGTAACAAAGTATGAGCAAAATGATCCCAGCATAACCGAATCACAGGTAGAATGGATTGAGAACAACATTGTTCCATACGGAACACCTCTTCTAGAACCAAAAATTAATATTTCAAGGTTTGATCAAAATAAATGGTACACTCCATTTGATGACACAAACAACTTTGATTCTATAGGAAGGTCATTAGTTGGTACAGATTCCATAGGATATCACGGAATTACTCAGTGGTGGTAGTATAAATAATACTAAAGAAATTGGTAGGCAAATAAATGGCTAGACAAACTATTAATACGGGTACGACCGCTAATGATGGATCAGGAGATACATTACGAGTTGCTGGTACTAAGATAAATGAAAACTTTGTGGAATTGTATACTACCGTTGGAGGAGGCACTGGTAATCCCACTCGCCTAACTGATAGCGGGGTTACTTTTCTTGGTTTATCCTATAATACAAGACTTGGATTTGTGGAAGGCGCAGCCCTTACATCAATTGATTTGCCCAGCACTGACGGTGTGTTGTTAGTAGATACGGCCACGCAGACTGTTACCAATAAAACAATTTCAGCTGATGATAATAGTATTTCGGGCCTGCCCAATTCTAGTTTTGTGATTACAAATGGTTCGGGTGTAGTAGATGGAGCGGCTGCGGCAAAGACGATACCGACCGGAGACGTGATTGGTACTACTGATAACCAAACAATGACTAATAAGGTTTTGATACGACCCACAATCTATCGACCAAATATCCATCAGTCCCTGCGTGATTCAGATGGTTCAGATATCATCAGAATCGTAACAGTAGGATCTTCAAATTCAATTCAAATATCTAATGCCGCAACTTCTAATAAACCAAAATTAGAAGTTGCTGGTGACGATGCTAATATTGGTCTTGACGTCAATGCTAAGGGCACTGGACAAATTAATTTAAATTCGTCATTAGTACTAGGTAATAATTTAATTGATTCGGGCGCTCCAGCATTAGGAGCCTATATGAATTCTCCTCTTACAGTTTTTAATTTTGGAGCTTCTATAGCCGCTACGATGCCAGATGGCACAACAGTTGGCCAGAAGAAAACCTTTGTAAATAAAAATACTGGTACGGCCACAGTAACAAAAACTGGAAGTAATCTGGGTCCACATAATACCTTTGCGGTAGCTAGATATGGATCTGCTTCATTAGTGTGGGATGGAACTGAATGGATAGTTCTAAACGATCCGACATCTACATACTTAACATTTACATAAGAGATAACTCATGGCAGCAATTATTACTAAAAAATTAAAAAAACTTTTTATACAGAATCTACTTGATCAATACAATGTAGAGAATATTGGCGATTCTAATAATTACTACTATATTGGTCTCAGTAAATCTCAACCCTATAATGTAGAAGTGGGTGGTTTGGATCAGGTATATGACCCCGATCCATCTGATTGGGATGAACGTAGTTTTAGAATGTCACTGCAGTCCGTAAAGTTGGCCGAAGCAGTATCATTTGTGGTTCCTATTGAAATATGGTCCACTAATACTAAGTATTATCAATACTCAGATAATTTATCACAGGATCCAAGATTCTATGTAAGAACAACCGATAATAACGTTTATGTTTGTATTCGTCAGGGTAAAAATGCTGTTGGTGCCCATACTGAATCAACAGTCAAACCAGACCATACGGATACGACACTTCCAATTGAAATTGATGGATATGTTTGGAAATATCTTTATACCATTTCTACTACTGATGCAAACAATTACTTGACCGACACATGGATGCCCGTTAAGTATGTTGATTCGGCTGCACCGACTTCTCCCGAAGCTCCTCAGAAGGCTGTACAAGACGCTGCTATAGGTGGGCAGCTTATTGGTTATAGAGTAGTTGCAAATCAGGGAGCTGCTGCTGCACAATATTCACAGGCACCTTCACTATCAATTATTGGTAACGGTACAGGAGCAACTGCGCGACCTGTTATGTCGGCCATATCAGGGAATGCTACTATTGTATCGGTTGAAGTTGGTGATAGTGTCAATGCAGGTACTACTGGATATGGAGACCTTGCTAATTATATGGGCAGCGGTTATAATTATGCAAATATTACAATTGATAACACATTCCTAGTATCTGGTACGGCTCCTACGATCTATCCTGTATTTGCCTCAGACTCGGGTCTAGGAGCAGATCCTACGGTTGACCTAAAGACCCGAGCCATAATGTTCCACATTAAACCAACTGGAGTACAAAATAAAAAATTCGTTATTGATCAAAATTATAAACAAATTGGTCTAATTAGAAATCCTAATTCCTATGGGACAAATACGTTATATACTGATGCAGAGGGCCTGGGTCTTTCTAAACTAAGAATCACACCAAGACCAGCAGGTGCTACAGGAGATCCGTCTAGTGGATATGCCCTAACATTTGATGAGAATACAGTTGTCACACAGACGACAGGTACTAATGCAGGAGCCAAGGCCTACCTTACATGGTATGATGATTCAGATACCATATGGTGGCATCAAGATGAATTTACTGGGTTTTTACCATTTGATTCTGGTGAGACAATTACTATTGAGGATAATAACTCACTCCCCACAACAAATATACTTGGTATCTATAATACTCTGACTCTACCCAATGGTTCTGGCTCAAACATCTATACTTCCTTTAATCCAGATATTGATAAATTTTCGGGTGACGTACTGTTCATAAATAATCAAACAGCTACACCTCGTAGTAGACTTGGTGCCGAAGACATCAAGCTAGTAATGCAACTTTAAGGGTATAATATGGCTACTCAATATACACAGAATACATTTTTAGCTCAGTATAATGATGATTACAGAGACAGTGATCACTTCCATCGTATATTGTTTAATAATGGTCGGGCATTGCAAGCACGTGAACTTACACAAATGCAGACTATTATCCAGGCTGAAATATCACGTATTGCAACCTATCTTTTTAATGAGGGAGCAATACTTAATACAAATGTCAGCCTATCATCAGGTCCAAATGAAGGCGCCTATACTTTTGTAAAGGTTGACAATCTATCATCTATATCAGGATCACAGGCCCTGGTTGGCACAGAGATTAATGATGGTACCCTATATGCCGTAGTCAAGGCAGTCTTACCATCCGAGACAGTTACTCGGAACGGAGTAGTAGTTACGGATCCCGATACCTTAATCGTAAAGATGGGTAGGGGCAATCCAGCTACTGGTAACCAGTCTCAAAACACAAACTCTGCCCTAAAATTTCAGGCAGGCGGAACACTTACGACAGATCTTGGAAATTTAGATATTACCGTAGGAACCAATGTCGTGGGTACATGTACTCTTATTGATACTCCTCGTTTTGAATCTTTTGCTGCTGGTCATATGATCATGGTAGAGGCACAGACCCTTATTATAGACAAGTATAGTTCTACAGGATCTGGTATAGTTGGATTCAAAATAACTGAAGAGATCATTACAAGTAGTGATAATGTTGCATTGTTTGACAATTCAGGTACTACACCAAATCTTACATCTCCTGGAGCCGACCGTTATAAGATTACTCTGAGCCTGGACCTAAAAAGCAATACACCAGCTGGTGCTACCTTCTTTGAATTATATCATATTACAAATGGTCTGTTTACATTAGTAAAAACTAAAGACAATAACCTTAACTTTTTAGGAGATCTATTAAACGATCGTACCAAAGCAATTAGTGGTAATTTTATTGAAAAGACTGGTGGCCTCGAATCATTTACACTTTCTATAGATGATGACTCTGCAGATGAAAACTATTTAAGTTATTCTTTAGCTGGAGGTACTGCCTTTATTGAAGGCCAGAAAATTACCAAAAAGTATTTTAATAAACTAAGGGTAGCAAAACCAAGGTCACTCGTAAATGATGTAGAAACCAAAACCAATGAATTTGTTTCGGCAAGATATGGTGGTTACTTCCTTGCAGACTCCGCTTGGGGATTAATCGGAAAAATAAATGATTATACTACCGTAAACCTTTATGATAAAGAAAAAACAGGATCGCAGCAGTATCAGTTAAGTTCTTTTAATACAAATATTGGAACGGCTCGTATAAGGCATATCGATGAATATAACAACCAATATCGCATACATGTATTTGAT